ACGAATGATTTCTGAGCAAGAATATCACTCAGTCAAGGAGACTTATAAATTACTCTGTCACCTGATCGACCCCAAGAAGACCCCAAACATTCCGAAGGCCCTCAGGGACAGAGCTAGAAAGTGCTTAGAGCACTACCCAGTTAGGGAGTCTCACCGACGCATTCTAGAAGGTCTTGATTTCTTTAACCCACGATGAACGACGAAACTGGCAGTTTTAGGCCACTCACTGATTTTTTAGTGGGTGGCTTACTTTCTATAACAATTTTAACCGCACCTATTAGTGCGGTATCTTTCGTACCTAAACCTAATGGAACTAACTATTTACAGCAAGAGCGGTTGCACATACTGCGACAAATTGAAACAGTTTCTGGACAGCAGAGAGATACCTTACCTGAACCTTCAACTCAACGAGGACTACACGACTATTGAGTTTATCAGGAAGTTTGGTAAGAGTACATTTCCCAGAGTTCTCTTTGGTGAAGAACACATAGGTGGTATGCGGGAGACTGTGGCCTACCTTGTGGAGAACGGTTATGTCACTAAATAAACCTAACAAGGGGTTCTCCCTAATGTTGCCTAGGCAAGAGCCAGAGGAGGTGAAGACTAAGAGATGTACACACGAACTTAAGCTGAAACTGTTTGGTTATGAGTTCAGACTCACTTTAGACTCTACTAGGACTTAGGGAAATGATTACCATTCTATTCTCACTGGCTTTCTGTCTCATTGGGATTCTTGGTGGTTGGATTGCTTCAGAGAAGTATCAATCTTTCTTATTGCTGACCGCCGAACCCGAACACGACTTCGAGCACCTGTTCGAGAATAATCCTCACCCAGAGATCTACGACACCGAAGGAAACCTCGACAGAGGTGAATACATTTACATCGAGTTCCCCCCTGGTTTCAAACCAGAGGACATGAAGGACTACTACATCGGTGAGATCGACGAAGAGGAAGACCAGTTCTAAGTTTTGTAAAGCCCCCTTAACCGGGGGCTTTTTTGTGTTATGATAAATGCAAGTAAAGCACAGGGCGCCCGCCCTCGACAATATGATACTCGTTGACGCCAACCAGATTGCCATCAGTCACCTAATGGTGCGCAATAAGATTGAGAACGGAATTAACATCGACTCTATCCGTCGCTCTATTATTCGGGTCTTTGCTCGAATTAAGAAGCAGTATGGCGCCGAGTTTGGTGACGTTGTTCTCTGTTACGACGACAAGAACTACTGGCGCCGTGACATCTTCCCCTTCTATAAGAAGAACCGTAAGCAGGAGCGTGAATCTTCGAAGTATGACTGGGATGAAGTCTTTTGTGTTCTGAACCAAATACGTGATGAGGTTAGGAATAACCTTCCTTATCGCGTCATCCAAGTGCAAGGAGCCGAAGCCGATGACATCATCGGTACACTTTGTATCGAGAATTCCAAAGTGGAGAACCCTGAGTCTGTTCTTATTATGTCTGCGGATAAGGACTTCATTCAACTTCACCGCTTTGAGTTCGTGAAGCAGTATGACCCAATTAGAAATCGTTGGATCGAAAACGATAACCCTATCCAATATCTTCAGGAGCATATCATTCGAGGGGACCGGTCCGACGGAATTCCCAATATCCTCACTTGCGATGACGCTATTGTTACTGGGAAAGTTCAGAAGAAGATGAGTAAGGATAAGATCGCCGCCTTGGCATCTATGGACCCCTCTGAATTCACCAACTACATTCGTCTTCGTAACTGGAAGCGTAATGCAGAGCTTATTGACTTTTCGCGTATCCCCGAAGCAGTGACCTCTAGGATTCTCACTGTCTATCATAAGTCCCGCACCACCAATAGTGTTAATGTTGGTTACTTTATTAGTAACGGAATCCAAGAACTACTAGACGAGTTTTCCTGAGTTACGGAAAACTCCATAAATAAACAAAGAACACCAATGGTGTTATACTAACTTTTGTAATGAGGTAATTTTCAAAGTGCCTAGACCAGCAACCCCCAAACTGCCAGTACCACAAACGCTTATCTCTGAAGTTCTTCAGCGAGTATCTAACGCCAAGACCAAGTCCAAGAAGGTTGAGATCCTTCAGGAGTATAAGTCTGCTGCTCTTACTAAGGTCCTGTTGTGTAACTTCGCAGACACTATTAATTTCGTCTTCCCGACTGGTAAGACCCCCTACACCCCACTAGATCGCCCCAAGGGTGTTCAACATCAGAAGCTCTTTAGTGAGCAACGGCTGCTTGATAAGTTTATCACCAAGACTGTTGGTGGTGTAACCTATCACGGTTGTTCTGGTACCACTAAGCCCCGGATCCAACAGATCAAGAAGGAGCATATGTGGATCCAGCTTCTGGAGGCTCTCCATGCCGAGGAGGCTGAGCTTTTGGACCTGGTGAAGGATAAGAAGCTCACCAGCCGCTATAAGATCACTAAGCAGAATGTGATTGACGCTTTCCCTGAGTTGGGACTTGAAAACGCTTGATAGAGTGGGGCCTTAAACGGCCCCCTTTTTTATGCTAAAATCACAGGAGAGGAACACCGTCTATGAACAAAGTAACGATCAAAAATCTACGCAAGGCCATTGCAGCCGGCGAGACTGACCCCTTCCTTTATGGTGAGGCTGAACTGCACTACCTTAAGAGGCAGCTGCGAGTCCTAGAAGAGGGCCGTGACGCCTATAACCAAGCCCGCCGTCAAGCACAAGGTTTTTCCAAATGAGCACTTCTATGCCCAACCGCCAACATGAAGAGCACAGCGCCCGCTTGATCTCCGTCACCCCTGCCGCCGAAGAGCAGATTGTGTACATGGCTCGGGTGTCCAACCCCAAGAACCAAGACAATATGGAGACGGCTCCTCGTCTGGTTAAGTATCTGATCAGGCACAAGCACTGGTCTCCTTTTGAGATGGCTTCTATGCAGGTCGAGATCAACACCACCCGCGCTATCGCCGCTCAAGTACTGCGCCACCGTTCTTTCTCATTCCAGGAATTCTCTCAGCGTTATTCTGCTGTTGGGGACCTCCCCAAGATTGCAGTTCCTCATCTCCGCACTCAGGACCTGAAGAATAAGCAAGCCAGTCATGACGACCTCGACCCCGAAGTGAAGGAGCGCCTTGAGCGTGAGATTGAGCGTCTCTATGACAACGCCAACGACCTTTATCAGTTTGCCCTGAGTAAGGGTGTGGCAAAGGAATGTGCCCGTTCTATCCTCCCTCTCGGCACACCCACCAGGATGTATATGTCCGGCTCAGTTCGATCCTGGATCCACTACATCCAAATTCGTGCTGGTGTGGAGACCCAGTTGGAGCACCGCCTTATTGCCGAAGACTGTAAGAAGATCTTCATTGAACAGTTCCCCAACATTGCAGAGGCTCTGGAATGGTAGAAACTAACCCACAGAACGCGAAAGAGGCCCTCTTGGGTCTCTACCATGCCACTATGAACCTCCCAGCCGCCGCAGAGCACTGTGGTATGACTCAACGTGAACTTAAGATGGCTTTCCGTGAGTTTATCAAGTATCACGATTCGTGTTACAATACACCTGACGAACAGCTCGAGTTAACTATTTAATGGCCTATTATCCCGTTATTCACAAAGAGACCGGCGAACAGCAGGTCATTGAGTGCTCCGTCCACGACATCATGGAGTGGTATGAGAACAACCCAGAGTGGGAACGTGACTGGTCGCAAGGCGCCGGCGCTATCTCTAAGGGTGGTGTTGGTGAGTGGAAAACTCAGCTGGCAAACAAGCACTCAGGTTGGAAGCATATTCTTGACAAAGTCAAGAGTACCCCCAAGTCACAAGCAAAGGATCTTTACTGATGTCTAAGAAACTGCAACAAAAGCAAGGTATGTCTCGCGCAGAGAAGCGCCGCCTTCCCATCAACGGGAGTATGCTGGCTGAAGTCACTCCACTGACACCTAACCAAGAGAGAATCTTTAAGGCTTGGGACGAAGGCAAGCACATGTTTATCTATGGCTCTGCCGGTACCGGTAAGACCTTCACCGCTCTCTACAACGCCCTGAAGGATACTCTGAAGGACGACCCCACATACGACCAAATCTATCTGGTCCGTTCACTGGTTGCCACCCGTGAGATTGGTTTCCTCCCTGGAGACCTGGAGGATAAGACCTCTATGTGGCAGATTCCTTACAAGAACATGGTTAAGTACATGTTCGAGTTGGGTTCAGACGAAGAGTTCGATGTGCTCTACAGTGCCCTCCGCACTCAAGAGACTATCAAGTTCTGGTCTACTTCCTTCCTACGTGGTACAACACTGGACGACTCTGTTATCATCATTGACGAGATGCAGAACCTGAACTTCCACGAGCTTGACTCTATTATCACTCGTGTTGGTGAAGGCTCTCGTATCATCTTCTGTGGAGACGGTAAGCAGTCCGACCTCCGCCGACAAGACGAGAAGGGTGGTATTTATGACTTCATGCAGATTCTCGAGCGTATGCCAGACGACTTCGAGTTGATCGAAATGACTACCGACGATATCGTTCGTTCTGGTTTGGTCCGCAACTACCTGGTGACCAAAGACGCAATGGGACTCTGATGTTCACACACCGCGAAGACTATCATCACCTCTTTGGTGA